CTGCGGATCTGCCGAGTTTGAATGCGGAAGAAAAGCGGCAGCTTATAATTAAGCTGTTGGTCAATTATGTTAAGGAAGAGGGTATATCTCAAGCTAAGTTTATAAGAGCATTTGAGCTTGTTTTAGGTTCAACAATTCCTGGCTATAATAATGTGGAGAAGTGGCAGCTTTTAACTTCTTTTATAAACTTTACTGAAGAAGAAGATGATGAAGATAATCCGTTTATGAACGAAGTTTCTGGTGTTGGATCGTTTATTGTTGGAGATCTTTCAACAGGCACTGATTATCAAATGAAAGAGTCTTTGGAAGCCGCATTAGAGGGCGCTTACAGCCTTCCTGATGAGGAGTATGTAAGCTTCCATCCTGATACCGTTGATTTCCATAAGGTAATATTGATTATACCTGCTAACGATCAAACTCAGCTTGATGAAAATAATGTTTCTGCAATGATGCTATCTGCAGCAGGTACTCATTTTGGTTATATTAATCAGACAACTGGAAGATTTTATCTAACAGTCGCAGGCAGTAATGTTAAAGTTGATTCTGAAAATAGAAGACTTACTCTTCGACCTAACTTAACTCAAGATGTTCAAACTCCAGATACTGGCAATACAACTGTTAATAGTGGTATTGCTACTCTGAAGGGTGTTTCTGAATATCAGAAAGCTTACGATGGTGATGAGTATCGTCATTGGGAGAAGATGATGGTTGATACTTCTTATAGAGATGTATCTGGTCGAATGATAAGGGCTTTTCCAACCTACATGCTGTGGCTTATAGATGAGGGTGGTTATTTTGCTGGTGTAAAACTTTTTGATAACTTCTACGGTCTTCAGTCCATTATAGATTTTTCTGTTGTTTCTTCTGAAGACATTATGGGCGATACTCTAATTCTTAGATTGTCCAATATGTATTCTAAAATAACTCGTCCAGAGTCATCAAAGATTTTTAATCCTAATATTGATGATTTTAATCAGGAAGAATTATCTTTGACTGAAGGTTTGGCTAATATAGTCGAAAGAACCTTGAACATGTCCAGAAATCTTTTGGGCCACATGCGTCATCAGTATATTGTTGACATTAACAATATTAGACTGAAGCCTGGTGTTAGGGTGCATTTAAGGGCAGGTTATGGTTCTAATCCAAGTTCTTTAAATACTCTTTTTAATGGAATTATAACTAGTGTTGAGCAGGGTGAGATTGTAACTGTAACTGCTCAGTCAGATGCTATAGAGCTAGGTGCTATGGTTAATAGCACAAATAAAAAAGGTGATAGTGGTAAAATAGACGGCGGAATAAATACCGGTATGTGGCTATCTGAGCCTAGGGACTTAATGGTCAGACTCTTAAGCATGGGGGCATCTCGTACAAGAGAGGCTTTATTGAGAGCTACTAAGGGTATTGTTTTTTCTGAAAACAGATTTGGCATCAGACATTTTGGTAGCATACTTTATGATTTTATGGGCGACGACGCAATTAAGCATGAGCAAATTTCTAATGCTATAAGTGGAGCATTTACCACAATTGGTAGGGGTAGTGATGTCAATAATTTCTCAAGCAATGAGCGTTCCTCTACTCTAAGCTTAATTGGTACACTGCTGGCAAATATGCAGTCAGATGTGGATTTAGAATTATTTAAGAGAAATATTTATCCTGGTAATGGTACCGGTATAGCACAGTTTTTGGGTGGAGATATAGATGATGGTTGGTCTACTGTGGCCTCACTTACTCCAACAGACTATAATGCCAGATCCTCCTCCGATCTTGCTTCGCTGACTGATAGAACTTGGAATAGGTTAGTTATGGAATCGGGCCAGGGTATACCTGGATCAAACTTTACTTTAGATACTTTAACTCAAGATAATAAATTGTATGAATCTAGCTCTGGAGATGTTGTAAGCAATATTTTAGGAATAGCAACTAGCGCGCTATCTGTTCCAATAACTTCTGCGTTAGGTGGACCTATTTCTACCACTGTCGTTGGAGGTTCGCTTCTTGGAATTCTTACTGGTAGAGGTGGTAAAAATATATTTAGAACCATGGGCGTAATCTCTATGAATGATGATAGCGATCTTCCTGGTTTTGATGAGGTTTCATTTAGGGCTCAGACATATATGAGAACTATATGGGATCTATTTCAGACATGTGCAAGACTTCTACCTAATTACATAGTTGCAGTCAGGCCTTTTGAGGATAGGTCAACTGTTTTTTATGGTAAACCTCATTGGCTGTATACTTCTGGTGTGGTTCCGGTTACGACTGGATATAGGGTTGATAAGTCACCCGCTGCAAGAAAAGAAGATAACTTTTTAGCTGATTTGTTAGATACGTTAAATAGATCTTCAAATCCTTTATCTGACTATGCAGCTTATTTTAGTGCTCAAGATATTAATGAAGCTTTTGCTTTAAATGCGAGAGATATTTCTCAAAGAACTGGTATTTATTCTCCAACAGAAAGTTTAAAAAATAAGGTAATTAATTTCTCTGATTCCAGATCGACAGTTTATTACGATCCTAGTAATCAGGATGAAGTAGTTTCTAAGATTCCTGTTTCAAAAGGTAATGTATATATTGGTTTTCACCTTCCTGTCAATGGTAAAGCTAATACTATTCAGGAGCCACATAAGCAAATTTCAAATCTTCCGGACAGATATAGATATCCATTCTTTGCAAATACGGAAAATGTAAAAATTCTTAAAAGCCCTGCTTTTGATATAGAGGAAGACGAGACAGCTTTCTCGGATAACTTTGGTAGGTTGATGGAGCTTGAAAGAGAGTATTTAAAAGAGACTTCTCAGACTCTGCTGGATGTAAATGGTGAGATAGAGTTTGATAAGGTTCTTAATTTTGGTTCTGATATTCAAAAAGCTGCGCTACAATATTCGGGTTCAACAACCGACATAGTTAAAATGCCAGTGCCGGAAAGTTTGCCAGTAGATCAGTTTAGTCCTGTGGAAAATTTTGGTTCTAGTGCAACAGTAGATATATTTTCTGAATGGGGATTGCCAGAAACTGAAGAAGATGAGCAGTTTTATATTGCAATGAAGTGGCCTTATTCACCTAGTATGAGTAACTCTGGAGTTGAAAGATTTAAGCAAAGGTATGGTATACAAGAGGTTTATGGTGGCGTTCAGGACTATAAGAATAGAAAGATTCTAGTTTATAATCCAGTAAATAAAAGGGCAGTGGTTTGTAAGCCAGCATATTTTTTGTGGGGTGAGTTAGAGGATTCAGATCTGAATAGTCTTTCTGATATAGATGCAGTTGTTTCTCCTGATGCAGCCTATTATCTAGGTGTTATTACTGGGGAATTTGACGGTAATGAGTTGGCTGATTGGCTTCGACCATCTGTTTTTATGGAGCTTGACCAATTTGGTTTCACTAAATATCCTAAAAAACAAGAATGCGTTTTTGCTTTTGTTCCAGATGAAGTTCCTGTTGGTGTTATTTCCCCTCAAATTGCTCCAGCTGAAAAATTCATTTTGAATGAAGTTGATGGTAGCTCTAACGATTCAGATCTTCTTGTTGGATTTGGATCTTTTGTTGGTGACGATTCTGATGTTCTTTATGCTCGTCAAAATATTTTTGATAATCCAAATCCGATTGAAATAAATGATTATCTTAATCGCTATCAATCTGTTAGTGCTGCGGATACGTCGTATTTAGATAACTATAAGTTTAGTGGAAATGGCTTTATAGATAAAACGCACTATTTTGAGGCTGTTTTAAATAAACAGTTTGATAAACTGGAGTTTGATTATCTAAAGAATATTTATGTTAATGAATTAGAGTCTATTGATCAGTCTTCTTCAATTACCGATCAGTCAACAAAGCGTATGACTGGCACATTTACGCCTGTCTATACTGAAATGGATCAAATTTCTATTCAGGCTAGATCTTTTTATGATGAAAATTATAACCCAGATATTTCTGTTATAGCTGGTGATGGCCGGCATTTGGCTGATGCTCAAGATGTATGGGATGAATTTAGGTATTCCTATCACACTTTAGATAGTGTGAAAAAGATATTTTCAGATTTATATGGAATGGATCCGGACTCAGAAGACGCAATGCCAAAGTATATTACAGATATTTTATCTGGTTCTGAATATAGAGATCCAATTAGAAAATTTTCTACTCCAGGAACTTTAGATAATTTTTCTTTGATACTAGGTGATGATTTTATAAATTCTGGAAATTCCAACTATCAATATAATCCCACTACTTCTACGATTGATTATCAAACAGATGTTCAGGAAGCATTAGAGTTTGTTAGAACATCTTTTATTGATGCCCCCTTAGATCAAGGTGGTTTAATTGAAAGTTTAAATAATTTCTTAGCTGTTAGATTGAAAAAGGTTAAGGAAAATTTCTTTGATGATCCAAGTGTTAACAATAATCTACAAGTTAGTTTAGAGTCTAACGATTCAGAGATACCGTCGTCAAATTTAGCATCCAAGATTGAAACTCCTAAGCAGCTATTTCTATTAATGGTAGGAATGTTTAGGCAAGCTCTTTGGAATAGCCCTTATGGCAGGGCTTGGCTTGTTTTGCAGCCGGATAGAAAGCTTTTTGCTGGTGATAAAATTGTAGATCAGCAGTGGTCTTTTAGGCCTGTTGACAAGGTGTTTAGAGCTTTTATAGATCCTTATAGCGATTACGCAAAAGGTGCTTTAGCCGATTTTAATGCGAGTAATGTTGGCGCTACTACTGGTCAGAGTAAGTTCTTAAAGCTTTTAGTTGCCACAAAGGCAGAGGGCAATAGTTCCAATAACGTTGTCTCGTATGCAGCTTCCAGTGTTAAGGATTTCTTTAGTGAGAATGTTGGGCCAATTTTTAGCGCTCTTACAAATGGTTTAAGCGGTCTTTATTCGATGTTTAAATTAAATATGCAGCAGTTAGGATACGGTGTTTCTGAAGCAGCTGATTTTAGAAAGCATGCCCATATCATGAATAAGGCTTTAAACGATTCAATTTACTATTCTCTTGGAAGAGAGGGCTCTCTTTTAAGGGCTGTTGATAATCCATTTACTAGAGAATACGGTGAACCTGTAGTTGAAGTAAGGGAGCCCTTTCAGAGGCTTCATTACTTAAGCTCTTTCTCTCATATACTGGCTAATAACATACAGGAAAATATTAATGGTGTGGCGACTGTGGTTACTGCAGTTTCGGACGGAAAGTATCCTGTAACTGTAGCTTTGGATAAGGGTGCGCCAGCGGAAAGGCAGACAGAAAAAACTGTAGAAACCGGTCTTTATTATGACAACATGGTTGGAAGTGGCTTTTTTGGCTTCCTGCATCCGCTTATGCATCCGTTAGAAACTTTCAGGGGTGCAGCTAAAAATGTTCAAGGAACTCCTGATGAATTGAGTGCAAGAAGAGTTGCATTAGCACATCTAAAAGAATCTATTAAAGATGTTTATGGTGGTGAACTTCTGATAATTGGAAATCCTGATATTAGGCCTCATGACATAGTTTATCTTTCTGATGTTTATGAAAGAATGTATGGTTTGTTTGAAGTAGAGCAAGTAGTTCATCATTTTACGAGCGATCTTGGTTTTGTTACCGCTATTACCCCGAATGCTTTAGTTACTGTTAATGATCCTAGTAGATGGTATCTTACTTCTTGGATAAATTCCTGGATGAATACTCAGGCAATTAGAAATGACGCTAGAATCTATTTGGATAGCATTAGAGATGGCGACTCTTCTATGTTGGTTGGAGGTTCTATTTCTATGGATCGACTTAGCGACATGCTGGGACCTCAAATAGTCGGAGGTCTACAGTTTACTCAGGGGTCAAGTGCAATAGTAAAAGACGCTATAGCATTAGAGACGGCAAAAGAAATGCCCGATGCTACAGAGGCTGTAATTAGGCAAACTCAGTCAAATACAAACGCTGCTGGAGGCGCAGCTCTTGCTAGTGTTGGTTTTGGTGTTCTTGCAGGAGCTGTTGCCGGTGTTGCCACTGGTGGTGCTGCTCTAGTAGCTGCACCTATAATTGGTACTTTGGGTTCTCAGTTGGCTTGGAAGGGTTGGAGCTGGGTTAGAGACAATCTTCTAGATCAGCACGGATGCTACGTGCAGTATTTAAATAGAAATGGTCAGCCAATGGACGGTGGTTTATCTTATAGTCAGGGAATGGTTGTTGGACAGTATCATAGCAAAGCGCTTCTTCCTGGTATTTTGGGTGTTAGAAGTAAGGTAAGAACTCCAGAAGGATATTCTTACGTTAGAACAGACGATCTTTTTAAGAGTTTGGGTTGGCGCGAAACAGAGATTAAAGAAGCAGCTAGATATATAAGTTATGAAAATGCTCTCGTTCATGCTAGAGTTCTAAATCTTTCTGGATTGGGACCAGAAAAGGCGCAACTAGAACCGCAGTTTAAAGTTATAGTTAAAGTCGTAGACGTGGTGGACGGTGATACGATTAAGGTTGTAGACGCCATCAGAGGCGGCGATCCCTATACTATTCGTTTTGATGGTATTAATACACAGGAAACAAACGTTATAGAAGGAAAGATTTATGCGGAAGAGGGCGCAGAATCACATGAGCTCAGCATATTAGATGTTTCCACTCCTGGTGGTAAGGCAAAGTTTTTTGTCAAGGAAAGAATATCGGATAGCGTTATTATTTTAAGAATTAATAGATCTAGAGAATCTTTGTCTGGTACGGATCAAGACTTTGATGCTGGCGCCGAGTATAATCAGCCTGCTAGCTATGTTAAAGATCAGTTTGAAAGAACTATTGCTACAATATTCTATAAGTTCAGTGATGATACTGTTGCACAAAGTGTATCTTTTGTTTCTTCTATATTTACTTCCTTGATTGATTCTGGTGAAGTTAATAACTTTTTCAAGATTAAAGAAAATTATAAGCAGAAGTTAGATCAGTTCTCACCATTCTTTATAGCTTATGACAAGTTGTATAATCAAATTTTTACTCAGGATCAAAAATATCAATTCTTTAATGATTATGTATCTGAATCTTCTGATTTAGCTCAACAAATTGACGAAAGTAATATTCGTGTTTTTGATACTTTAGTTTATATGAAGTGTTTGGAAAGTGTTTACGAAACTGCTTCTCAGTGGCCTACTATATTGTGGGATGAATACTATGAGGATGGTGCACCAGTAACATTGAACTGGGAGCTAGTTGCCAATAACCTAGCTAAAGTTTACGTTAAAGACTTACAAAAAGAATCGATGTCTATTGTAGATTCTTACGAGCAAGCAGCACTGCCGAGAAGGGTGGATTGATATGGAAAGTTTTATCTCTGAAGATCTTTCTACATTTAGAAGCATAACTAAGAGAGCGATACAAAATGCCTACCCCGAAGGTGAAATAAGGGTAAAGGGCACAACTAACTCCATAGAAGGTCCCTCTAAAAACACGTTAACGAGTAGAACAGTTTCTGACTTCTTAAACAGTGATGCTCTGTATAGGAGTTTTAAGTTTTCCGGTCAGTTTAATTCGCAAAGTGTGGAAAGTTCTCTAAATGGTCTTTTGATCGGTGGCGCAGAAACCGCAGTTTCAATTAGCATCAATAATGCCGATGAAAATGGTGAAAGCGATTTACTTGTTCTTGATCCTGACAGTTTGTCTTCTGATCCGAATTCTGCAATAGTTTTAAGAGGTGGTCCAGCTTTTTCTGAGATATTGGCTTCATCGGTTGTATCTAGAAATGGTTCGGATCAGTTTGTTAGAAATTCATTAAATAATGCTACAGCAAGAATGAATGGATACTTGCTATCTACTGAAAGCAGGGGGCTTTCCTCTACTTCTATTGATGGCAATGTTCACGATAGCACTTATAATTATGTGACTGGCGTTGAGCTTACTGGTGCTGTCGGCAGAGATGTGGCTATTGGTGCCGACATGTCTGCTGAAGAGCTGGGTTGGCATAAGGATAGATTGAGGCTTCTTAATGATTCTGGTATTGTTGAAGATTCAGGTAGTTTAGTTAATGGATTTACTTTTGATATACCAAATGATGTTGCTAATTTAAGGCAGACTTCGCAAAGTTATGGTGGAAATTTTACTACTTCTTTAGTCAATCAGGATATTATCCAGAGTAATGATTCAACCGTAGCCTATCTCGCGCCTGCACTGATAGAGCTTTTGTTATATTTATCTTCAGATGATTCTGACGTAACTATCAGATGTAATACGGGGGTTAGTAGTCAGATAGTTTCTTCTAATGATGTTTATAATATTAACTCTTCTACTACCGGGATGTATGTTTTGGATCACGTTTTTGGTAGGGCTGTAGATATTACGCAAATATCTAGAAGAAATGGTCAAGACTCTGTTAATTTTTATAATAATGGAGATGGTGTTTCTGGTTCTTCCTTTAGAATTGGTTTTGAGCTTTTGATGGAAGAGCTTAATATTATAGGTATGAGTCATCCGTATCTTCTTCCTGATTCTATATCTGTTCATCCGGATTTGGCTACAGAGTATGAAGTTAGTGATGATAGTTTTGAGCTTGGGGAATCTGCATTAAGAATCAGGTATCCTGGTTTAAGGAATGTGGATTTTCACAGTAATAGTTCTCAGCATAGGAATCATATACATTTAAGCTTTGGTGCGTATAGGTCTGGAATATATTCTGGACCAGGCGTTTTGGCTTTAGAGGCAGGTGGGCGAGAAAGTACTATCGATTTTTCTGACGGGCATGCTGATGCACTACCTCAGATAGAGGGGTCATATGTTTTGATTGGAGATTTATTTGAGGATCCTAGACTTAATGTTAGCTACAGAAATAGTCAAGGAACATCTCTTTCTGCGCAAGAAGTTTTTGATCTATTAAGGGGAACAGTTTGCTCGGACGAAGCCGCCGCAATTTTTACTGCAATAGCTGAAAGAGAAACTAATTTTAGACCCGCCGCTTTTAATCCTCAGGCAAGAATCTCTGGTTCTACTTCAGGTTCAACTCAGCAAAGAGTTATTACTCCAAATGATTTTGTTTTAAAGGGTGAAGAAGCAAAGCAGCAGCAAGATATAAGGGGCGTGACTTCGTTGTATATCAATAACAGTCCTACATCTTCTCAGGTTGCTCTTCCTGCTAGTGAGATTCCCGGCTGGGATTGTTCTGGATTTATTTACTGGATAGCGTATCAGCTTGGAATATATTTTAAAAACGTTGGTGGTAGATGGCAGTTGACAACTAACTCTTCCGAAAATGCTGACTGGAGTTTGACTAATACTATTGCAGATATTATGCGAGATGCCGGCGAGCTTTTTACCTTAGGCGATGGTAGTGCAGATGTTCAGAGGGCTTTAGATACAAAAGGCGCTTTGCTAGTGTATCCTTGGACAGATAAGGATACACGTCTTCCGACTACTCCTGGGGCTAGTAATGGTACTGCTGGTCATGTAGGTATATCTATTGGTGATGGATCTCAAATAATAAATGCAGCTAATACTCAATCTGGACTTAAGCTGAGTCCAGCTAAGGCAAGTAATGCATATCAGTATCCAGATGGAACGTATAAGTGGACCCATGTTGGCTACTTTCCTGGTATTAACTATAGCGAAAATGTGAACCTAGTTGATGCGGGGTCGGTAACTGGTGATTGGTCAGTTACCCTTTGGCAGATAAATATGCTTGCGCATGGCAGTAAAGATTTTTCTTTCTTTTTTCCAAATAGTGGTACGAGATCTGGATGGAAGTTGGCTTACAAAGATTGGAGTCAAGAGGGTGTAACAACTTTTGATAATTTTAAAATTTCAGCAGGTGTTGCAGGAAATAATTATAGGAGTAGAACTCCTGGTTATTCTGATACAGAAATGTATAGATATCTTTCGGATGAGGTTCTTACTCCAATTAATCAACCTTTTATGTTGTATAAGGTGATTACTGATGTAACTCCTGATGGTGTTTTGACTGAGGATCAGAAGCTTGGTTTAAACGCCGAGTCAGCATATTACTTTTTTCCTTGGGGTGATTATGGTGGTGGTCCAGATTATGGTTGGATTTCTAATGTTGATTTTCAAACTGCAATAGAAGTTTATGAAAGTTCAACTGGAAAGAGCAAAACCGTTTTAAGGGATTGGGTTTTAAGAATGTTTGAGACTTCCGGGTCTAGTTCTAAATCCGCTCAATATGCGGAGAATTGGGTAAATGGTTGGTACTATGAGGTTAGATGGTCTAATGGATGGCAGCCCTCAGATCCAGTTAGAAGAACTATAATTAACTACTAGTAGAGGTTTATCGTGCCGACTAATTATCCTAAGTTTGATAAAAAGATACAGGATCAGATAGATGTATCTCGTATGCAGAATTCTAGGACTAGACCTGGAATAATTGTTGGATACAATAAGCAGAATAATACTGCACATGTTATTTTAGATGAACAGTATTCTGAGCAGATGGGTTCAGCCTTAAAGAATGTACCGTGTCCTATAAATAGAGGACTTCAGACTGTTGCTCCAGTTATGGGCACTAGATGTTTGGTAGGTTTTAGGGACAATAATGAATTAAGTCCATATATCCTCAACTATTTTGAAGACAACAGTGCTAATATAAATTTTAATAGAAACTATGCAGTGAGAACCGGTGTTCCTAGGTTTATGGTGAGATAAATGTCAGAGATTAATTTCGATTCTTTAAGAAAGATGTATGATCAAAAAACTCATTATCCTGTATCAGAGGAAGTAAAAAGAAGAAATGAGTTTTCTGATAGAGAAGTTGGGTTAACGCATCCTGATTTGTCTAGTTTTTTAAGACTTAATGATCAAGGCGATATAGAGATTTTTGCTGCCCCAGGTGTTGGCATAGTTATTTCTTCTAAGTCTAAGAGTATATCTTTTTTTGGAGACTCGGTTAGATTTTTCTGTCAAGAAGATGGTTTGAGGTGGAATAATTATAAGTTTAATTACGCTGCATCTAGTTATATTGAGCCCACTTTGGTTAAGATAAATCGTAAAAGCATTCACTCAGCACAAAATGGAATATCGCATTATATGGATATGATTAGTGTTTTAGAAGAGGAAGAGCAGCAAAAAACCATTACTATAGATAAGAGTTACGGATACGGTAACGCTCAGGTGCTTCCAGAACAAAATCTGACTTCAAATGTAGATTATTCAAATCTTTCAGTTGAACAAATAGGTTTGCTGGAAGCTTATTCTACAGATTATTCTCCTGAGCATATTAATCTAATTGTAAAGTTTATTGAGCAAGGTCTTGATTTTAATCAGGCACATGAAAGAGCATTAAGGGAAACAAATGAGTGATTTCTATTTCACGCTTAGTGGAGATATTGCGCTAAATGGTTCTAAGGATATTGCTCTTACGAACTCAGCTATGCAGTCGGATATACAGCAAGTATATATTAGGTTAATGACTGAACCTGGTGATTTCTATATATATCCTCTTTTAGGAACTGATCTTTCTGTTCTTTACGGTATGCCACAGCGGTCTTCTACGGGTGAGCTTGGTAAGAAGATAATTAGAGCAGCTCTTCAAAGAGAGGGATTGTTTAGGGAAAGAATGATTAAGATTGATGCTGTTCCTACAGGTCCAGATACTATCAGGTTTGATATTCATATCATGTCTGATCTTGATCAGCCAGTTACCTTATCTATTAATCAGGAATTAGGAGCATAAATGACTGTTTATGGTGTTAAAAATAAATCTGAGATACTTGTCTCTATTCTTGACGGACTTCAAAAGAATGCTGGCATCACAGCTGTTCATCCAGGTTCTGTAGCTAGAGCTTTTGCAGAGGCAGTTAGCGATGAGGTTTCTGACTTGTACGAAGCTTTTAGGTTTACTGTAGATCAATCCGATCTTTCTACTGCTTCAGGAAGAAATTTAGATCTAATAGGAGATCTGTACGGTGTACAAAGAAAGAGTGTTAGCAATCAGGTATCTATAGAAAGAAGATCTTTTAATATTGAGTTTTATCTTTCTAAGCCACATAGTACATCTGTGGTAATTCCAGCTAACACACTTATCTACAATGATGTGAGCAACTTCGCCTCGAAGCAGTATAGCTATACGGTTCAGGAGGCAGTGACTATTCCCGCTGGTGCTACAAGAGCTTACGGTAGAATAGAGCCTAATTTTAATAACAATACGTATGTGGCACCTAAGGGTACTTTAACAAAACATAATTTTGTATCTCCACCTTCTGTCATCGTTTTCTGCACAAATCCAAAAGAAGTTTACGCCAACATTTCTGCAGAGTCAGATGCAAACTATAGAAGAAGGATAATGGCTTCTATGAAGACTAGGGTTTCAGGTACGGCAGAGTCAATACGCTTTGCTGCGCTATCTGTTTCTGGTGTGAAAGATGTAAGGATACGTGAAGCCTCTTATGGTATAGGGTCCTGTGATGTTATAGTGGTTCCTGAGGTTGGTTCTTCTTTTAAGAGAATGCCAGAAGCAGTCTTGGCTGCCATTAATTCCGTTAAACCTGTTGGAGTAAGATTTAATGTTTCTGTAGCAGAAAAGGTCGCTGTCGGACTTAATTTAACAATAACTATTCCTTCGGGTAATAGCGGTAGTGTTGTTCAGGGAGTAAGGAATCAGTGTGCGCTGTTTATCAAGAGGTATCTGAATTCTTTGACGATTGGTGATTCTGTTTTTCTAAGTGAAATAGAAAGACAGGCTAAACTTTCTTCAGATATAATTAGAAGTGTGACTATTAATTCTATGACTGCAGATGGAAGAGAGGTTCCGCTTAAAGATTTTTCCCCTTCCGGTGTAAGAGAGTATCTTGCAGCTGGAAATGTTAATGTTTTCTCTGTTATAATAGGTAACAGTAATTACTGATATTTTGCGCAAAGGCTAGTATATGAAACAGTATTTGTATACTTTAAAAAGTGGCGACTTTACTAAGGTTGATAATGTTTGGCGCTCTTCTTCTATCAACTTATATAATAATGATCAGTATAAGAATTTTTCTTACAGCAGGTTTTCAACTGGTCTGGATTTGATTGGTACCAGGATATTTTCCGGTACCGAGATAGCCTCCCCTAACACAAATGGGGATCATGCCACACCTGTCGATAGTAACGCTGTGTATGTTACTGATTTGGGTGAAGTTATATACGATTCTGCTACGCCAGATCTTTTAAGGTTTGTAGATACTTTTTCTGAAGTAGATATCTTATCTTATAAATATAAATTCACTAATCTTCAAGGTATTACCGATCCTAGTTTTAATATTAGTATTTATGAATCTGATTCTGCGGATGGACCATGGCTAAGGAATATAGCGTCCGGTCAAATAGGTACGCTTTTTATTACTGATGTAAAGCCATATATTCAGGTAGAGTTAAGTATAGATTCTGATGAGGCGGATTTAAATTCTGTCGGTTTAGTTTTCTATTTAGAGATAGGTATACATGATCCAGTTTCACCCGTTGCAACTAGGTCTGTAAAAAATGTTTTAAAGAGATTTCCTAGTTGGACATCTTTATACTCAGATTCAGAAAATTCTGCTACACCTCAATTAGATATTCCAGATTCTGAGGGCGGCAAGTTTCTAACTGCGCTAGTGCAAGATAGCTTTGAGCTTTTTCAAAAGAATGTTGATCTACATCAAATAAATTCATTTATAAATAGTGCCGACGAAGATATGTTGGCTTGGATGTATGTAAGCTACAATGTTCCACCCAATATTAGTAGCGTAAAAGGCGATGCTGTATCGCTAGCTTCTGTTTCTAGTTTTAATGATTTCCTTTCTTTAAGAAAAGAAGACTACGCATACTATTATGACCCTCTTGGCAAGAAGCTGTATTCAATTAGATCTTTTGATAATTTAACTGTTAACGGAATTTCTTTTGATCAAGAGGCTATAAATATATTCAATGATTTTGATGAGTTTGGCGCAAGGATGGGCTTGCCCAGATTGTATCTAGAGTCTAATGCTCTTTTTAAGAAAAGGATTCTTGATGCGGCAGCTAATCCTGGTGGATCTAATTTAGAAGGTTTAAAATTAATTCTTAGAAGAGAATTAGATATATGGAGAGCTTATGGCGCAACTCCTGACTCCAACTATTTAGGGGCAACTCCTGAAATATTAGAAATATCTGACATAGAAACCTCTACCCCTTACGTATCTTACTCGGGTAAACCTGAGTCTGCGTTTAAAGATTTTGTAACTTCTCTTAATGAAAGATACCCATCTAACTATGGTTATGTCAAGTGGGATGACGGCGTATGGGATTATGGTGGCATTCTTGGCGAAGGAGTTTCTAGAGTTCCTGCAGTTTATGACGAGGATGCCTCGCCGCTGGGTGTTAATTATCAGCCTGGTGTTGGTGATTTCGATGACGCTAAGCTGTATATAGATATTGATGATAACTCTAATGCTACGGTTTCTTTTGATGGTTATGTTGAGATAACTGGTCTTAAAGAAGTTGACTATAGTGACGCTTATATGCCGATAGTCGTTGATTATTCTTGGTATGCATCTTACTTAATCAATATTGCTGATGTTAATGCTCAAAGAGATGCTGTTGAATCTTTTGCCTCTAATCAGATTGATTTAACCAGCGATGACATCGATGCCTTGGACCAGTTTGGTTATAAAACCGCTATGTCTAGAGATGGAAATACTCTAGTCGTTTCTTCTTATAAGGCTAATATAGAACTTCCTGGCTTCTTTGGTACGATTGATACTGAAGGGGTTGGTGCAGTATATGTCTTCAACAGGTCTGGGTCTTCTTGGACTCAGGTGGCTAAACTTGACCAGACCGAAGTAAGCGGTGGTAATGGTGCGGCAGAGGACGATCTTTTTGGGTATTCAATAGCCATTTCTGGAGACGGTTTAACTATTGTTGTCGGATCCCCTAATAACAGCTCTTCTGCTCTGCTGGGTGGCAGTGGTCCTCTTAATGGCGGCGCAGCGTTTGTGTATAGATATACTGGTGGTGTTTGGACTTATGAAGATTATCTTGTTCCAGATATCCCACAAGCTAATTGTTTATTTGGTTTTAGTGTAGATGTTTCTTATGATGGCAATGTTGTGGTTGTGGGTTCTCCAAGTTGGGAATATAATTCTATAGTTGGTGGAGCATTTCATAGCTTTTTTTATGGTGGTTCATCTTGGTCTTACGAGGCTGCTAAAATTCCTACTGGAACATTAGATGGTGACGATGTTGGTTGGAGTATTTCTTTGGCTGATGATGTTTCTAAAGTTTTTATTAGTGCACCTAATTTTAATTATGGATCAGGATTAGATACAGGCGCCGTATACATATATGATATGGATTTTACATATTATCCTTCTCTAGGTGTAAAGTGGATTAACGAAGAGCAATTAGTTTCAGATTTAATAAGTGACAGAGATTATTTTGGTATATCTATAGATTCATCTCACGATGGAAAATATCTTGTTGTCGGCGCTAACGAAGATAATCTAGCAACTCCTGGAACAGGATATATCTCAGTATTTGCTTATTCTTCTGAAGACGGTAGCACTTTTGCCTGGCAAGAGATGCTGAAGTATTCATCAGATGACTCTTCATTAAGTGATGGATTTGGCAGCTATGTTTCCATCTCTAATGATAAGAGAGTTATCTCAGTTGGGACAAGTTTAAATGATGGTGATGTCTACATTTATTCTTACGATAAAAATGAAACCGTAAAAGAAATAGGTAGACTATCTCCAGTTTCTAGTGAAACAACAACGAGTTTCGGTAATAGTTTCTCATTCTCTAACTACGCTGATAGCTTTGTGGTTGGTAGTCCGGGAGATGATGAGTACGCTTCACCTAATGGTGGATCTGTTGATATTTACGATTCTATCTTGCAGACTACTGGAATTGGTGCAGCTTTTGTTTATGAAATAGATGTTCAGGCGCATGATAATTATGCTACGCCTTCAACTTTCTACGCCAATTTAAATTATGAAAGCGATGAATCTTTACTTCTAGAGAATTTGTATCCTGAAAATAGTTCTGCAAGTCCGGAATATAAAGGTTATAAAATTTTTGGTTCCGATAGTGTTACTGAAGATACGATAACTTTTAGGGATAAGATCTATAATGAGCCATATTCGAATACTTTGTCCACTCCCAACTCAACAAGGGTAAGCATCTTCGATGCTGACGAGGTCAGGGTTATACCCGCTAAGGCATGGAATCCAATCACTCATCAGTATGATGATGTAAAGGTTAATGATTATAAGCTGTCTTTTGATGAATCTACACCAAATTACAGAGACGGTGATGGGTCTTCTATTTCCATTGCTAGCCCAAATATAGATAGCTATAATGCAAACCTTCTAATTGTTTCAGATAGGTATGATTCAACTCCCACTATAAGGTATACGGATACTCTTTCTGATTCTTTGATTCTTAATTCTGACAATACTTTTTCTTCTACATCTGCTACTCCTTCTGCAATAAGTGTTCAGAGCCTAAAAGATTATTTAATTTATCCAGCTTCAGCCACACCAGAAAATATCTATTTTAATGTGAGTGAAAATGTAATATATACAAAAAATAATGGTGAGCTAGATATTTATACCTATGGAGGAGTTGCAAAGGATCCAAATGATGATGACATATACTTTGTTCCTTCGTCTCCAAATATAGTTTTTACTCAATATGATTCTTCTGATTCAGTCGTAGTTGCACAAGATTACTTCGAAGCTGCAACAATAGATTATGACGGATCAGTTGATTATATGAGCGTTGAATCTGCTAGTGGTAACTTTTATCCTTTAAGATATCTCTATTATGATTTCTTCTCTGCAACCACTAATGATCCTTTCTTTAGCGGCTTTATGGATAGATATGGAAATGCCTACCGAGATGGTGAGCAGCTCACTAACGTATTTTTTAATAAAGATAATTTAATAGATAATTATCTATTAGATGCTAGCGATTTTGGTATTACAAACAATGTGGAATACATTGTAGAAAACATAAAACTTATTAGTGACAGTAGTGACGTTAGGGTTTTTGTAGATAATCCAACACAAGCTGCTGCCGACATGACTGCTGCTATTGAGCAGGGTGAACATGCAACAGTTTCATTTATGGCGGCTAAAGAAGAGCCATATAAGTTAGCTGTTAATCCTGGCTGGATATACTACGGAGAAAAAGATAGATACATATATTCGGTTCCTCACACTCAAAACGAGAATGGTCAATTCTTCTCAATTACTTTAGATAAAACTCCTATAGTTGGATATCCGGTAATTGTAAATGTTGATGGTGAAGAGTATAGGAATATTGTTTTTGAAGATTCTGCTACTCCTGGTAATCATAGTTTCTATAATATAGAGTCTGTCATTGGAAATGACAGTAACTCGCTTTATTTAGCATATGAGAATGTGTCTGATGTTACGGTAACTGATGGGTATAATAATAGTGTATTATTTACTGGTCTTTCTTCTCAAAGCTCTATAATATCACCCTTTGACTCCAGCACTCCGTCAGTTAAGGGTAGAGAGTATTTGGTGTCTTATAAGGTTGAAAATTCATTCTTTGCTGATCCAGATGTTTATAATGAATCTTCTGGTTTATATGATTCAATTCTGTATTTGTCTTCGACTCCATCTTCTTCTTCGTCTTATGAAATAACGTATGAGACTAGTGAAAAAGAATCTTTGTCTTCTGTGGATCTTGAAGTGGATCAGATTGACAATCCTTTAAATGAAGGATTTGTTTTTGTTTCAGATGAAGATTATCAGTTCAATTATGTTGATCCAATTTTGTCTCCCGCTTATATCGTAGATGATCCAAATGATTACATGAGTCTTTCTTTGGTTTCTTATGATGAGAATAATAATTTAAAGCCTGGACAGACTTTTAAGGTGTACGGAAGTAATATTTCGGCAGTTCCAGAATATGTGACTACGAATGATAATGGATTTGGATTTACTACAATTAGGTACTCAGGTGCTGTTCCTGCCACTCTTGCGGAGGATTCTATAACTATAGAGGGTATAGGTTCTGCTACTCCTAATGGTGGCGCTAACAGTTCTTCAGAGGGTTACTTTGAGGATGTGAATTTTAAGATTGTTAGAGGTAACAACTTTAGATTAAAGATAAAAGCTATACCGGTAAGATTTACGCTAGATGCGGATGGTCAGTCGCAAGTTGTTATAGCCGGAAGAGTGTATTGGGATGACAAGCCTCTTGAGGAGCAGATTGATCTAAATTGGTATGAGAGTTCATCATATAAGGTTTTGTTTACAACTTCTTCTCCATCTTCTGTGACAACTAATTCAGATGGTTCGTTCTATATAAATGATTCTATTACTGTTAACGATAATCTGAACCCTGGCTTAAGATTTGTCAGGATAGAGCTTCAGGATCCCGCTGCAGTCGAGTCACTGCTTGTATCTAATGGTGAGGTTTTAGCATCTTCTGATATTACTATATCTGGAGATGTCGTTTATTGGCATGAGCTCTACGACAACATTCACTATACAAATGAACTCTTGCCAATGTCTTCGGTGTTTACTGTAGATTTGGATAGTGAAACTCAGATGCTAACTACTCCATCTTTTGTATATGATCACAGTAATACTGATGTAATTTACTACTCTGATTCAACTCCTAATTGGATACCCAGTGACTGGATACCGATTAGAAAGTATGATCAATATCAGCTGGGCCTTTTAGGTTCAACACCAAATAGAATTACAGACTACAGCAATTTACATCCAGATTATGAGGATAGCTAATGGAAAAATTTGTTAATTTAACTTCTAGCGGGAACGAAAAAGCAATTAAGATTGGTAATAATGTTCCTGATAATTCCGTTGGTCTGGCTTGGTTTAATGCTGAAGAAATGACTCCATCAAATTCTTTGAGTTTGATTGATATTTCTACTTCCATTCAGGAGAATAGAGTTGGTAATGGCATATCTGGAGAAAAAGTTTTAGCCTATGCGGATGAGCTAGGTGTGCTACATAGATTTGATGGAAGTTATAATTTTTATTCTAATGATATTACAATTTCTAATGTTCCTTTAACGACAGAGTTTACAACTCAACGTGTTTACACTGACAGTGTTGATGTTGCAGATTTCATTCACTATAAGTATGTGAGTAGATATTTTATTTCTGCACCCCCGTTTTTTAGTCCTTCTTCTGATAGAGACTTTTTAAATCCTGATAAGCTTTCTGATCTTTCTATAAAGGTTATTGATTCTGAGGGTTTTGAGTATTTGGATGAGATATCTGGAAAAAGAAAATACAGAGTTTTGTTGGAGCCATTTAAGACAAGTGAAAACTATTCCAGGAACGAAGTGCCATGTCGCGTTGTTGTTTTCTTTAATGCAGACCCGCCAGTAAACTTAAAGTTAGTTTACGATAAAGTTAACTCAGATGAATACGGGAATATATATGGTCAGGAGCTGGCTTACACTGAGACTGTAAATGCTGTTCCTTATATGAATGAAGTTCCAGAAGAAAGCGCTGTTGTAGATAAAAACAGTTATAATAAAAATATCTTTTCTTTGAAAAAGGTAAATGATAAGTACAGTACTTTAGTTGATGGTTCAAATATAGCTGGTGGTTATCAAATATTTTCTCCTTCAAAAGGGTTTTCTGACTATAGAACGTATGAGGTTTTTAACTGGAGACTTATAGCTAAGTCTAGGCTTTCTATTAATCTTGATGAGATTGATTTTGGCGATGAATTAGATGGCGATTTACTTGCACTAAGAACGGTGAACGCAGGCGTACTGTATAGTTCTGCTAATCAAAAAACCAATAGTATAATTAATCCATATGTTTTTCAAAGATTAGGTAAGTCTCCTTTTAATCTTTTTAGATATAGATATGTTAATCCTAATTCCATTTTAGATGATACGCTTTTAGCTGATTATTGGAAGGTCGATATAGATTCTGTAGATGATTTAAGAGATTACGATGTTTTAGTTTGGTCTCCTAATTTTAAAATAACCGAAGTTCAAGCTAATAAGTTAATTACCTTTTTGAAAAATAACGGAACTATTGTTTTAGATCTTAGTTTAGGTAATGCTGATGCAACAGCTTTGGATGCAAACCTAAAGGTTGAAAGAGATACTGTTCCCGGAAATCATACTATTCTAAGTGAGCAGTCTCCTATTTTATCTTCTGCTAAGAGTGGTGGATGGAATATAAATGATACTGTATTTGATCAGCCATACTATAATATATTTGGTTCTTCGAATACGGCTAGAACTGGTGATCCTGTTTATCGTCGTTACAGATATTTTTCTTCTTCAGAAAATTCTTTTATTCTTTCTGGTTTTGATGAAACTTCTGCGGCATCTTCGATAGGTGCTTTGCTTCCGTATATAACTTCTTCAGACAGGTTATCTAAAGGAAATATTATAGCTACGACTTTCCCGCTACTTCAGTACTGTAATTCGATATATTCTACTTCTCAAAACCAGGAGCCATTGAACAGTAATTACGGGGATAGTTCTTTGGATACTGAGGATAGAAATTTTTATTCTGGAGTTGTTGAAGGGCCATTGAAGTTTATGTTCAACATTTCTGCCTATGCCACTTACTGTAAGGCACATTCGAGTCGTATAATAGATACTCGTTCCGCAGTGTACAATTTTGTTTCTGATTGGAATTCTTCTTGGGTTATGAACAATGATGCTCTTTTGGATGACGAAAGAAAAGAGCTGTATGTAAATGTTTCTGATAACTCATCTACACAGTTTTATGCTAGAGATCTTATTAAAGATTATCCTACGATTTTAGATTTCTATAAGAATGAACTGAGTAAAATTCTTCCTGATTATCAGAGAGACAGAATTGCAACCAATGTTGATAGTATAGAGATGTACATTGAGACAACTAATCCTGATGTAGAAGTTTATAACTCTGAGTTAATAAGTAATGATCTGGCTATAGAAGATGAAGATATTCCATCTTCCTATACCGTTTGGAAGATGAATGGCAATGATGAGAAGCTTTATGCCTATACTTCTAAGGGCTCTCCTCTTTTAAGGGTTCTTTCTTCTATGGGCCCATATGCTATTTTGACTAAGCCTGTTAGTGCATCCGGTAATGCAGTTTTATCAAATAATATTGGCGTTTTAAATTCTTTTAAGTCTTATCCGTTTAAGCTTTCTTCTTCTTATTCTTATGTTTCTGTTCCTGAAGAGAAGGCTTCTAGGTTTAACGCTAAGGTAAACTTTTCTTGTTCAGCTACTTTTACTGCTACGCTTAATCAGCCAGAAGAAATATTATCAGATCCAATAGCAGGTGAAGATAGTACGCCTAATTGTTTTAGTTTTAGATCTGCACTAGATGATCTTGGCCAGGGTAGGGAAGCAAATACTAGTAGTCCTTCAAACATATTTCCTTATACTGGAGATATAGATCTTGGAAACAAAACTGCTATTTGGGCTAATGGAAATTCTGGAGACTACGCAACATACATTCAGTATACTCTTTGGACCTACAAGAATATTACAGGAAGAAACTTTTACCCTTATCCTTTGGATGGTGTTTATGGTTCTCAAACAGCAAATGGAATACGTCAGTTTCAGCAGCAAGAGGGTGCAAGATATATTGATGGCATAGTTGACAGTGAAACTAAGTGGTTGATGGCAAGATTCTGGAAAGACGCTAAGGAGAATCATAGGGGTAGTTATGATCAAAGTGTTAATCTGGCCCCGCCACAAGTTAATGACAGGGTAAGAAACTTTATAATAGCTGCTGCGAACACTGTTACTGCAGATAAGATAAATATTAAAGATAATTATAGAAAGATTACTTTTACTGGAACTGTCGGTCCTAGTGAGGGTATCGATTATATCTATTTTTCTATTCCTACTAATTTAGAGACTGTTAATAGAATTGTTATAGAGGGTGTAGATGGGTGGACTAATTTTAAGATTACTGAGTATGGGCTAAGTTCTTCAGGTGGTAATGATAGAGGTTCTTACAGAAAAAATAATACGACTTTAAATGTTTCTGGTGGCAAAGTTGCTATAGACATTAATGGTCCTGGATCTGAGAACAGATTCGGATACATAAAGGTTGTTGGTGGCTCTCTTGGTTCTAAGTATGGATCTAGGGCAGAGGGATTTGGCATTAAAAGAATAAAGGCAGAGGGTATCACTAATGGAATTCCGAGTAGGGGTACTGGGGAGTTTGAGGATAATGAAAGACCTGTTTCTGTAGATCTTGTTTTTGATGTTAGAAATATTCCTGTTAATGGAATTATAGAGGTGGGGGCAGAGCAAAGAGTCCGTGTGGGTACAAATGAACTTATTAAAAGATTTGATAATAGTGACTACTCGTTAAAGATAACTGGTCTTAGTTATGGTGGTAGAACTTACGGGCTTGATTTTGATGTGTATGATATTTTGAATGGTAGAGAAATATTTGTGCAGATCAACAATAGAGATACAATTAAGCTGAAGTTAAATCAGTCTACTTTTAGCCATTCTAGGTCTAGACCTTCAGCTATTAAGAACGGGTCGTTTAGTGTATCGAAGGTAACTACACCCACTAATCAGCTTATATGGTCTTCTGGTTCTTCTGAAACACAACCTGTCGGTGTTACAAATATAGCTGATGGTAATAGATCTGTTACTGGTGTTTTAACTACTTCTCAAATATATTTCGCAGACGCGAATGTTGTTAGTGTGACTAGGGACCTTTCTTCTGGCTATTCATTAAGAAGCTTTAAAGACGAAAGTCTAATATATAGAGATGGAAGAAAAGATGTTACGGTCAATGATGGCGTAATGTTGTTGTGCGATATTTCAGGTAAACCTTTCGGATTGCCGAGCGGCTCTGACATAGCTGCTGCAGCTGTTGATAATATTGATGATCAAGGTGATTTAAGGTTTGGAAGTTTTATTATTTCAAATGAAACACCAGAAGAGGGTTTGGTTTACGGTTTCTACGATATTAAAGAAAAAGAATTTTTGGGTAAAAACATTCAGTATATAGATTTTGTAACTAGAGGCGTATCAAATATATTTATAGGAGTTTGCGCCATAGATGCCGATGGTAATACTCAGAATGATAATGAGTTTATAGGTCCAATAGTTGATACTACGTTTAGGCCTGTGCAGGTTCCAGTGAAGTATGTGGCTCCTGTTTATTCTATATCAATTAATACTCCTTCTTCTATTGGTATAGGTTCTTTTCCTGAAGATATATCTAGGTTTGAAACTTGGGAGCTTCCAGTTAAAAACGGTTCTTTTAAGAAAAAGATTCTTTTTAATCGTAAATACAATTTAGGTTCGTGGGAAGACAACTACTTAAATCAGGAATTGCTAGCGGAGTACAGTACTTTAGATTTATCTAATAATTCTTGGTCAGAAATATACGGCTATGGAAACTATGACGTTTACGATGAGTCTCCAGTTTTAATGGATGAGAGAAAGATCAGAGTTAGAAGAGCCCCAATTTTATCTTGGAATCATCCAACAAATTATTTCAGCTCTATCTTTGGTGTTGTTAAACCAGAATTCTCTATATATATAAGAGATTCCATATTCGATCCATGGGTAGCGGTCCCATATAGTGACATAAGAGATGTCAACTGTTTAAGTGGCGTTATAGAATTTAAGGAACCAAAAGTCCCTTCAGATAAGAAGCTTATTAAAATTTCGTATACTACACAAAATAAGAGTAGTATGATTAGGCATATAGATGGGTCTGCAATACCTATCAATCCTGTTCTTAATTATGAGGATATATTCTTTGATACTCCTATGTATGTATACATACTTCCTAAAGAGTTGTATAAGAGGGATTCTGGCAGTTCTGTTTTAGACTCCGCTGCCGGAGTATACCAGCAGGTCTCTGAGTATGAGGTGGGAAGTGTAATAAACTATACTTGGGATTATAATATATTTGATTCTTCTTCTAAAGATTATAATCCCTTAGCCATTCCAATAGCTATCGTTTATGTCTTAAGTAGGCCTAGGAATACTCCGCCAAATCTTTTGGATATAAGAATTAAGGGTGGCGGTGTTGCTCAGGATAAGAGTAATTATGAGTTATTAAACGAAATTCCAGAGGTACTATCTAACTGGGATGTTTACTCACCTCTCGGTGAAGCATATTCACGCGGTGGTTATGTTATAATTAGAATTCCAGAAGAAGTTAGAGATAACTTTATAGATGAAAAAGAAATTTATTCTGTTATATCAAATAACCTTACTGCAGGCATTGCCTATGAGATTCAAGATATGAACGGAAATACTTGGAGTTAGTATGTTAAATATATTACCAGACACTATTAACTCTTTGTCTAGTTCTAGCAGGGCAAATGTTTCGTCTTTGATAAGAACTATGAGGGTTCAAAAGTCGGACATGCAGGCTCTAATAAATACCGTTAGCGGTTATGCCGGAAACACCGCTTTTGCTGCTAGTAGGATTCCGCAGCTGTCTGTTATGAACAGAGATGTTGTCGTTGATCTATTTAGAGATTCTTTTCTTAGAATCAAACAGCTTTTTTCGATCACCAATTCAATAGGTTTGGTCACAAATTCTATGATAAGTGTTCTTGATTCGGAAATAGAAAAGGTGAAAAAGGATATTTCTAATCTAGAATTATTTGTTGATAATTATGAATTTTTATCCGGTAAAGACGACTATTACAATTCTAATTATGTTGAAAAGTTTGACAATATTTTAGATAGCTATATTTACGATAGTATTTCTTTCGCAATTCCAGATAGGGATTCTGAAGGCTTCCCTATGGGTGGTAACGGTTTTGTTGATTCTAGAATGGGCATGTTTAAGATAGGGAATTCCTACTCGTCTAAAAATGTTATAAATAATATAAAATCAGTTTCTGTTAAAACTAATTACGATAACTATGTCACTAGTCAGAGTGATTTTGAAAATGTTTTCAATGACTTGTCAAAGGATGCCTGGAGCGTTACTGCTAAAAGTCCAGTTATTTTAAATTCGTTTTTACCTGATTATAATAAGTATTTAACTTACGATACAGATGGTATATCTGGTGCTCAGGTTGCAGTAGAGTTTGAGTTTATTTCTAGTGTTGAAATGGATACTTTAAGAATTGCTCCTAATTTTGGTAATGGTTTAAAGCTTTTACAGGCTGTGATTTTCTTTGATGATGTTAATAATACAAATAGCTCTCTTCAAGATGATAATTATCTCACCCTTTTAAATGCACCTAGACTTTTGGCTAATGATTTTGAAGCTTCTTTCTCTAAGCAGCTTGTAAGAAAAGTAATCCTGCTGTTTAATCAATCTACTTATTACAGAAGTAAGATGACTCCTATAAATGGTGAGCTTAATTCAAAACTTGTTCAAGATTTTGCTAACAAGAGAACAGCTGAAAGAAGTGGGAGATTTAGTTTAATACAAGATGTTGTGTATGATTTCTTTAAGATGAGGAATACTGTTTCTGGTTTAAGGAAAAATAGTTCTCAGAACTATAATTACTATAGTTATAAATTTCCGCAAGATAAGAACACCTATGAGAACAAAATTCAAAATGAAATTTATATGATTAATAATTTTGATTTTGAAGATCAGCCGATATTTTACAGGTCACCAATATTTATAGATTTAGTTTTATCTATTATGGAAACTCTTGATAGAAATTCTGACATTGTTAGATCTTCAAGTTTTATTGAAACTCGATCTGCAACTTCTGTTTCTAATAATCTTGCAAGTAAGGGATTTTTGACCAGAAAAAATTCTAACGATCTAGTAGATATAAAGAGGCAATTCTATCAAAGACCTATTATTGGTAGAGATTACAATGATGCAGTCAGGTCAATGCTGATCAATGAGTCTTCAGATCTGTATGAGTATACTTTTTCTATAAAAGCAGTTGAGTTTTTGTCAACTGATTACAATAATAATTCAAAGGCGGCTTTCGTCAGTAAAAGAATACCAACATCTGGGCAGGTTTTGGGGCTAAAGGCTAAGGTGGGTGTAGCTAATGATTCTTTAATTTCCTCTAATCTTAGTTATGATATACCAGAGCTTACGTCGTATGAGTTCTCTGTTTCCACTAGTCAATCTCCTTCTTCGGAATCGGACTGGTACCCTCTTTTGCCGTCGAATCTAGATGAGATATCTTCTGAAGTTTTATATTTAGACGCCGTTGATTTATCTTGTAGGCTTAGGTTTAATGCAGTGCCGACATCAGTTGTGGTTTATAAAGATGGAATATTGGTAAATGCTACAAAGTATAAATACAATCAGTCTACAAATAAGTTAACGATTTTAGATAGAGATATATATTCAAGTAATAGTGTCTTCTGTGCAAGGTATTCGCCTAATCTGTCTAATTATAATCCTTATGAGATCGACTTTGTTAAAACTAACATATTCAGTAATGCGGTAAGAAAATATTCTACTAGTGAGGGTTCTGGGCAAAAGTTTATAGGAACTGGTTCTGATAGAACTGTTTCTTTAAAGTATAATCCTTATGTTAACAGTGTGTATACATCTAATTCTAGATATGTAGAAAATACTGGAACAATATTTTTAGATACTTCTGGTGCCTACATGCCGGTTAGAGTTCGTTTTTCTAATGGCAGTTATGCAATTAACTTAACTAATTATACTGGTAAGCCACAAAGCGTTTCTTTCTTTGCATCTGACACTCCCTTGTTTATACAAAATGGAAATAGAATTGTTTTTGATAGAGCTATTACGGATACATTCTTTGTTGAATATGACTATATTCCAGACAATCTTAGGTTTAGATTAGTTGTAAGGAAAAATGTTTACTCTGTTGAGGCGCCGGGTAAAGTAGATTCTGTGATTATAAAGATGAAAACAAATAATTATAATCCGTATTATGATAAACTAAATTTCTTAAATCAGATAGTTTGATAGGTTAACATGGCACAGTCATCTTCTAATACATTAAGTTACCACCAGATCTTTATGAAGCTTAGATCTTTCTATGTCAAAGAGGCTAGAAATGAGTTTAAGTCTAATCAAGAAAGAATACAAGAATATAATAGTATTTTGTCTGAGATATATGAAAATATATCTGCTCCAATGTCTAAGTATACTCCAGTTATTAAGGGTGAGCCTCCGTACTCTGAGAAGATGAATACTTTTTCTCAGAATTTAGAAGAAGATATTAACGCAATCATGCCGCAGGTTGATTACCTGAGTGCAAAGCTTGTTAGTTCTTTTAATCTATTTTTTGAAGAAGTAGAAAATGAGAAGAAATATGTAGAAAGAATATCTTCTAAGTCTAAAATTCTTCAGATGTATAGTTTAAGTGAGGCTGAAGATATTATTTATGTTGGCGATTCTTTTGATAATTTGGATAAAGTAGATATTACAAAGATTAAAAAAGGATTTATTCCTATCATCAGTTCTGGAAGTGCCAATTTTCCTGTTTCTACTGTAACTAGTTGGCAGCCAACTTCTGTCTCTATTTCTTCGGGAAATGGTTTTATAGGTAATAATCATCAGGTTATAAAATCAGTAAATTCAGAAGGAGTTGAGTTTTATAAATATATTTTTGAAGATTCTCCTTCATTAAATTATATAAGGTCTGCCGTAGATTCAAGTCCGCTGACATACTTTGAGTATGAGGCCTTGAACGTTGACAAGGAGAGTCTGTACTCAGTCGGCAATTTACCTTCAGAGAAAGAGTTCTGCTTCGTAGCTGACGGTGAGTTTGATTCAACATTACCCGAAGGTTCTCTGGTTAATTGGTCTAACCACGATATTAGCTCACCTCTTCAAATGAGCCTTTTGATGGAAAAAAGTTCGGCGCAAAAAGCTAACTCGGTAGATATTGTCCCGTACTTCTCTTCAATGAGGCTTGTAAAGATTTCTTCTATAAAAGTTTTTTCTGCTGACGGATCTTTTGAAGAAATATTAGATGACAATATATACATAGGTTCTTCTCTTCTTCCTTTAACTTCTTCTGCACCTAAAAACTACTTCTACAATAAAGCTTCTATTAAGTTTAGTGAGAGATTAGTTTCTAAGATAGAGATTGCTTTTGAGCAAGAAGAATTCCAGCAGGTTGAGATACAGCATGCGTACTGGAGACCCAACTACTCTGATGCAGATTCTTCAAATAGTCCTTTTGTTGGCTTAAATAGGTTCTCTCCAGATCAGCTTCGTGGATATTCTTCAGTTGAATACGATGTTCGTTCTTTGCTTCCAGTTCTTTCTGATACGCTGGAGTATAAGACCGCCAGCGGCGCGTATAAAAATGTTCCTGTTACCCTTTCTCAGAATGGCGGAGCGGAAAGTTTTAAGGTTATTACTTTTATTGATTCTAATACTGGGACTACATATTATTTTGCTGGGTTTAGTGAATCTAGTGAGATTACTTTAGGCAGTACTCCAGATGGCTTTTTGTATTCTTCTGATTTTATATACGATAATGTTTTCAAACAGACTATACGCTTCTCTTCTGAAGAGGATGCAAGCACAGCAAAGTCTGTTTTGCAATTAGTTATACAAAGTCATGCTAGTGATCAGGGCGATGGAACGTATGTTTACAATCCAGGAAATACTTTTCCAGAAGTTAGGATAGATCCTCAAAGTATTAGTGTTATAGATTATTCCTATAGTCTTTCTGCTAGTTCTGAAACCTATAATGTACCAGTTGCATTGGAAAAAGAGGTTTTGCCAGCTAAGAGAATGGCATTAGGTATAAGAGATATATCTGTTAATTATGAAACTTATTCTAATAATATAGAGATAGTTTCTACTGTTTATGATTTTGATGTAGCTTTAGATTCGATAATGCTGTCTGTTGATACAAATGTTGGAAATGAGTATCTAAATAAGGTAGATGCAAATTACTATATCTCTGTTGAGGATGGAAGATGGATATCTATATCGCCCGTCCAGCTTGATCATAAGGGTATACCAGAAGTTATCTGTTTCAATAAAAACGTTGCCGATTCATTCAAGCTACCCGGTGTCGCCTACTTAAATTATCCGGAAGTTCCAAAGACTGTAAAGCAAGTAAGAGTTAAGATGGAAATTTCTAAAAACAGAAATGACAATGTCACACCTAACATAAACTCTTATCAGTTAATAGCTAAGGTGAAAAGATAATGGATATTTCTACAATACAGAAAAGAAAGTTTCTAAATAATTTATATAAACTTTATTATTCAGAGGGAAGTAAGCCTTCTGAGCAAGAAGTTAGGGCGGACTTTAACAGGTATTTCTCTAAGTATAGATTTGGTTTACCTGTGGACGTGGATTACGATTTGCTTCTTAGAAAGAATATAATTAATCCTGATGATTTAAACGAGTTGATGGCTAATACTCTATTAAATCTTGAGGTTTTATATGACTGTGTTTTTGAGAATAATAATGAATTGTTCTCTGTTGTAAATGTTTTGAATAATAAATTAGATTCATTAAAGGCCAGAAGAAAGCAGCTTGAGTCTAAAATAGATGAACTTCTTTTTGAGAACTCTAATACAGATGGATATTTCTACTCTTTTGCGGACACATTTTCGACAGCGGACAATGTCGATCTTTCTTTGACCACCGCGCATGTCGACTTGCTAAACAATAATGTGGCAATACCTAAAATTACTTCTAACATATCTGAGGTTATATCGGTAGATCAGATCACCTCAAATGCGGTTTCATATTCAATGCGTGTTGATGGTCAAGAAATTATAACTTCTAACACAGCAGAAAACTTCGATTTTGTTTTCGACGGTTTAAATGATACTTACTGGAAAAAAGATTATAGATCATCAAAACCTGCTATAGTTGCTCTTTCTGTTAATATACCCTTATCTACTTCTATAGAAATATCTAAGGTCTCTGGTTCGATTATAACAGCTTCGCCGGTAAATATATATGTTACCTGTACTCCTTTGGACTCAACATTGCAAGCCAGATATTTTGAAAAGCTTTCTTCCGAAGAGTACAATAGATTTTCTTTTAACATTCCTTCAGATATATACAGTTCGGTTAGCATTACTCTTGTAAAGAATGAGCCTGATAGAATTCTTTCTTCAAATTCAGATCCCTATTTTTATGGAATGGGCTTCAGGGAAATTGCAATTGGTTCTGATTATCATGATGTTAGATCTGTTCTTGTTTCAAATCCGATAACTTTAAGTAAGAGGGATAATTCTTTGTTAGAGATAGCTTCTGTTGCAATAGATGCTTCGGCTAATGTCCCTCCTGAAACTGAGCTTAAATACTACGTCGCTGCTGATATGGAAAGCTATTCTGGTATATCTGATTTTAATTGGATACCTATAGAGCCTTTGAGTTCTTCTGCGCAAGAGAATAAAAAGTTTGTTACTTTGGCTTCTTCGAACTATAATAATAAAACTATTGATTATACAGATTCTGACTATACTTTTATTCCGCTAAAAGATGATTCCGATTTATCCAGTGAGTTGAATCCCGCTAAGATACCTTTTACTGAGAAAACGGCTTACAGAATTGCTGCAGTCCCTGAGAATGAGCAGGTCCTTAAGCCGTACATGCTTGTTGGGTTAAGTAACTTTAGGCATTATGGTAAGATACACTCTGGTAATTTAGTTGATGCGATTTTGTATAAGTCTCCAGAGTATTGGTCTTCTGAAATATCGCGTGAGAATAATCTCTCGGTTTTAAAGGAGACCGTGTATGACCAAATTATTTCAACCAATACACCTTTAACTTCTGAAAGTTCTGGTTTTTTCTCTACTAATTTACTTTGCCAGAATGCAGTTAGTGTTTCTCATAAAATAAGGAAGAGTTCACCTGATTTCAATCTCTCTGTTTATTTAAATGGTGTAATGATAGCTGACATTCCTGCGGGCTTTTCTTCCGCCGAGGTCGATTGGAATTTTGTTGAGGGTGTTAATAATATAAATATTCTTTATGATAAAAATGTAAGTGGATATTTTTCCTTCAGTTTAATGGCTGGGGTTAGTTTGGAAGAGTATGGTACAGTTTTCTTGGATTACTACAATTATGTTGATCCAATTGAGTTTAGGAAAAGATCTTCTGATTCCGTAAAAATATTTACAGTTGATTCTTTATTTGGTAGAAGAGAGATCTTGTCCTCTACCAGCATAGGACAGAGATCTCTGATAAGATATTATTCAAGCATGTCTGATGTTATTAGTGCAGTCAGATATAGGGTGGATTTAATTAGGTATTCAAATCCATTGAAGACGCCAAGTGTTAATTCTGTAAAAGTTAAATTTAGACATTCGGATGGTTAATTTATATGTTTAGAACTTATAAAAATAGAGCAAAATATGAGAGAATTCTTCAGCCAGCATTTGCAAAGTTTAGAACTAAGTATAGATCTCATAGATCAAGTCAGCTTGAGAACGTAGAAACTAATCTTTTTAAGATAGATTTAGAGAGAATTTATAAAAGTTTGCAAGAAGTAGATTCTAAAATCCTAGAAGATTTAACGTATTTTGTTGGTGATGTTGAAGACGTCGATAGTTCGGTACTATTAAGTGAGGGTCTTTCCTACAATCTTGATGGTGTAGATTTTTATTTCGATGATACTGGAGTAAATTCTCAGGATGTAGAGATAAAAACTATCAACACTATGAGTTCTAAAATGTCAAGAATTTTCGATAAGGTTCAAAGACTAGAGAGAGATAGTAATTATGGCTGATATAATTCATACTAAAAAGAGGGATTATAAATATAATGGTCCCGTAGACAGCTCTGACTATAACGCCAGGATTGAAGAGAACTATAAGGACCTTGTATATCTTTATAACAAAGCCGCTTTGATTGACGCTAAGTTGGCTAGTGCATTCGAGAGGGTTCTTAAAGACCACATATTTTTAACTTCTGCGATTGAAGACTTAGATGACAGGATAGCTGCCTTAGAGGCGGCAGAGAAAAAGATTTCCATACACTCTTTTAGCCAAGTAGATTATGCTTCGTTAGCTAGTTCTTCTTTTGCTGTTTCTGGAACTGAGCTTCTTTATTTTGATCCAGTCTATAATATAATTACTCTTCCTAAAGTGGAAAGCGGTTCTTATTCTAAGCTAAAGTTTTCTGGTGCAGTAACGGGGCAGGTTGTCCCAGACTTTTTTAAGGCTAGAGTTGATACTACTTTTGCTGGTGTTGATGGGCCCGGGTCTGTTGTTGACTCTACTCCAATATATAATGCTCTTTTAGATAAGTCTGATAAGTTTTGGAGCAGAACAGTTATAGCTGATACACCGTCTGCTTCTGGTGCTCAGATGATGCTGTATTTGAAGGTTCCTTCCGAAGTTTCTGGTTCTCTGAAAACTAATATTTTAAAACTTAATCCTTATCCAGCTTTTGGTGTTGATATTGCTTCTATTGAGTACACTACAAAGCCTAATCCTGTTTTAGATTCCTCTGATGGATGGCTCCCTTTAAATAGAACTGCGCTATATGATGGCGAATCCGATGCTGTCGGCAAGGTTCCACCCGGGGGTTGGGATGTTATTGGTTCCGATAAGGTCAGTAATTCAGGTCCATTAGCTTTTGTCTTCCCTGATACTGATATAACTGCTTTAAGGGTGAAGATGAATCAGAGGAGCTATTTCACTGAGCAGGGTAAAGCTATCTATACTTATGGTTTATCTGATTTAGATGTCGGATTCAATAAGTATTTACCAACTGGTAGAACTATTATCAAGTTCACTCCAGCAGATGGTAGTGTAATTAACAATATTGTTAGTGTTAATCCAAAAATATATAATGTTCCAAGAAGTCTTATGTCTAGTGCATTTTCTTATAGAGTAATATATGAGAATGGAGGGGTTTATTCTTTGACTAATCCTGGAGCTTCTAATAGTGTTTGGATAGAGGTTACTTTAAGTATGCTTGATGATAAGACTGCTCCGGTTTTGAGTGATCTTATAATTGAGTATAACTAAAGTGGGGAAAACAAGTTTTTAAATTACTATATATATCATACCGTTTTATAAGGAGATAAGAAATGGCTACATTTTACGTAGGTCCTAGACCAGTCTTAAAGGGTCGTAGTACTGTTAATATGGTCAACCCATATACAACTATGACCGGCAAAGCAAAGGGTACCGGCACCTATTCTTTCTATCCACTGTACAGCACAGACCATGTACTTGACGGTGCTCCCGATAATCATCATGTTCCTGGTACAGGCCGTCATCCTGGCAACCTGTTCCTGTCACAACTGTTTACGGGATCTGTTTTCTATGTTCATCCTCTCTCAGGCACATTCCCAGACGGTAGTGCCACGTATGAGGGTGCTAGATTTAGGCCATATGAGTACAAGGGTCTAGAGGGTTCTGTTGCTTTCCCAAGAGATTTTGGTCAAGCAAATCAGTACTTCTCTGAGTACAGCTATAACAATTATATCTTTGATGGTGTAGACTCAGCTAATGTCATGACCGGTGTCGGTCATGCTCAGAGAACCGAGGCTCAAGGGGCGCCAAGTTCATTTGGCTACTTTATCCCAGCTGCCTTTAGTGGTGTTCAAAGTGCTGTTGTCTTCACCGCAGGATATGGTGAGGCTTATCCTACAGGTTATGACAATGAGTATGGGCAAAATAGAGTTCAAGAGTTCCAAGGGGTTCCTTCGGCCAAAGCTCTCTGATATATTCTCTGGACCACTTGTTTTAGATTCCAAGGATCGAACAAGCGGAGTTTATGGATGGGTAGCATTGGTCTTGGGTATTATGGCATATGATATTTATGCTATAAAGTCCAGTAAGATCGAAACTCTAACTAGGTCTTTCTGGAGACTAACCGAAAAACCGAGCACAGGGAGCATATTTATAGGAGCGTGGTTAGGCTTAACTTTTCATCTTCTTATAGAGAAGCTAATACGTAAACAATATAGTTAAAGAGGTTAAATTATGAATAAACTTTATAAAGACGTAATAGAAAGAGCAGCTTGGACAGCGGCTCAGGCTTTCTTGGCCATTTACACCGTTGGTGGTGTTGACGAGCTCAAGGCTGCCGCGACAGCTGGTGTTGCAGCTGCTATCAGCGTTCTCAAGGGTTTTGTTGCTACACGCGTCGGTGATCCCGGCAGTGCAGCTACCCTTAAAGGCTGAAGCTTAAGCTACACGTAATACCTTTCCCTGTGCTATAATGCACGGGTGAAAATCTATAGAGTGACCCCGCCATTAGGCGGGGTTATTCTTTTCATCAGCAAGTTTATAAGTTTTGGTAGTTTTATTTAAGATTATAAGGGAAGTAAGTGTCGTCATTAGATATTGAGTCAGTAGTTGAAGAGAGTGTTCTTCCGATAGATGTCGCCAATAAGTATCTGAAA